CGTGGGGGCTTGGTTGCCGAGAACCTGAGTGAGCAGCCGCACCGCTTCGGCAATCCGCTCAGCATTACGGACATTCAACGCTCGACCAACCTTTTCCCCCAGCCCGTCAACACCGCCATCCGCAGACTTGTACGGTGAGGACGAATCTTTGCCGGAACACCCGCAACCGCAGCCGCCGGGCTTGTCGGCATAGCCATCCGGCTTCACCCAATCGTGCTCAATCTCCATCTCGTTTTGATCGTCGCCGACGTGCATCCAGTTCTTCTCCTCCGAAAGATAGGAGGCAAACTCTTTTTCCTCCATTAGAAACTCATTAAGAACGCGATTGGCATACTTGACATCGTCATCGGTCACGTCCCCGTAGCCGTCGTCAGATTCCTGCCAGTCCATGCCCTTCTTGTCGTCGCCCATGCGGCGCAGGCGAGCACTAAACTCCCGATCGCTCCACAGCGACCCATTCCGCACCCCACGCAACTTGCGACGACAGTTCTTCATACCCGGGTGGTGGCAGCCCTCGTTCGGCCACAAGCCGGTGGTCTCGTGGTGAAGCCACGCGCAGATGTTCTGCAACGGGTACAACTCGGGGTGGTCGGCGAGAATGACAAGGCAGCGACGGAACCCGCCGGGCTTTTTCATAATTGGTCGCCAGTACCGAAGTAGTCGTTCGAGGTTGCCGCGTCGTGGACCGTAGCCTCGCAGAATGTCGCCCGTAATGGCCTCTTGGGGAATTCCGGCCCGAGGGTCAGCCTTTACGTCCATGTCGCTATCCGCACTCTTTTCCAAAGAGGCTCTTGCTACCTGATTGCTTGCCCACTGATATGCCCGCATTTTCTGCAATCTTTTACGCATCTCGGCAGGCGTCTCGGCAAGGGCTTCGGGATCATCAAACCCGCCGTAGGAAAACACGACACCACCATCACGATGACGGACAACGCCTGATCCGTCCTCCTCAACTGTCGTGGTGTGCCCGTCGCTGTCGTTAAATTTCCATGATCTGGGAACATTTGCGTCTCGACCAAGTGAGGCTTTTCTCTGCGCCCGAGTCAGAATATCTTCGTATCCCGCACCACCAAGTTCGCGATTCCACCGCTCAGTATCAGCCTTCCTGAGGGCCGCTTCACGGGCCTGCTTTGCCTTGGAGCGTAGATTTTTTGGGACGTTGGCATACACCTTGCTTGGCGCTTCTTCCCAGTTGCCGACTGAATACTCCTTGCCGTTAGAATCTTGAATGATGCCGCTGCCATCTTCATGGAAAAAACTTTTTTCACCATTCTTCCATCTGGCCCGGTGATAACTAGCCTTGGAGTTTGAGGTGGCCCGGTTTGCTGCAGGGCGAGACTCTTGCTGGGGGCGCTTTTTAGGGGCGGGTCTTTCGTCGGGGGTGCCATCAAAAATAACCCCGTCGCCGTCACGGTCAATTTCGCTTTGTCCTTCACGCGAGCGTCCACCGCCGATAGTTGCACCAAGGCTTTTTTCCGCATCGCCGGAATACGCTTGTCCACCGCCGCCCTCCATTGGAACGTAAACGGTTTCGGCTCTTACACGTTCTGGCTTGCCGATCATGACCTCGCCGCGCTCGGCATGCCATGAGGACCGCATCGTCGAGACGTTGTCGGGGTCGGCCTCATCCATGACATCGAAAATGACGGTGTTTGCTGTCATGGTTCGGATCTTCACAGGAGCACGCAATTCATTGGCCAGCGCTCGTGCGAGTACGGCACGACGCCCCATAGCCGAATTGGTGGGCGCTTCGTCAGGGTTGCCGGCAATTCGGTCCAGTTCCTCTCGGGGGTCGTCATCAGACGAGTGTTCCTCGTCGGCGGCGTAGCCGCGCAGGCGCCGCCACATCCCCATCAGTTCTTCGCGCCGGTCGTCACGATCGCCATCGTGATCCCAGCCGTAACCCTTCTCTTCTCGATCTGCGGCAATGGCTTCCCGCACGACGTCCTTCATGTGGCCCTCGCCGCGACTCCCAACGGCAAGCCACTTGATCTGAGCGATGACTCCGGGGAGGCGGAAGTCCTTCAGGTGACGGGCAATCCACGCCTCCCGCAACTCCAACGCTCGGATCTGATCTTCGGTCTTGGCGACGCCACCCTGCTCGGCGATGCGGGTCAGGATCGTGTATTGGTCGTCGCCCTTGATGTTCCCACCCTTATCCCAAATGTCAGGGTGCTCGTTCTTCACCATTTCGGCAAACTGTCGATCAAACATCGGCCACTTTGACTTCTTGAAAGAAGTGACGCGCTCGTCGTCCTGCTTGTCGGACTTAATCGAGATCGTGGCGGTCAATTGGTTGGCGCCGTGAAGGACTGGGGAGACCTCGTAAAGTTCAACCTCTTTGAGGAGGTTGGCCTGTCGCGTGTTGTCATAAACGGCCTGAATGGTCTTGTAGCCAATAGACCACTCTTGGTCCGGACCAAAAAACAAGACGTTGGCAAAAGCCTCGCGACCGCGCTCGCTGCGAAGGTTGAACTGGACCTTGGCGAAAAGCCCGCCGATTCGGGCGGCCTTCATCTTGGCGGGAAGTCGGGGGTCGTCCGGACCGACCTCGTAAATCTGGAGAACGCGCCCGATGGGGTGGTTCCAGTCGTGGCCCCATACAACTCGAGGCTTGCGGCGTTTCAGGCTGCCGTCAAATGCGCCGGGGAGAACGATGTCGCCAACAGAGTCCTTGTTGCCAACACCTGCAACAAAGCATTCAACAATGCCTTCGGCCTCATCTACAGTCAACTGACCCGGAATGGCCTTGGTGGAAAAATCCGACATGTCTATCCTTTAGATCGGCGCCTCAACAGAATAGATCAGCCAAACCCGCCCCAAAGAAAGGTTTCAACAAACGCTTGATTTTAGTGAAATGGTTTTCATTAAACTGTCAAGAAAACCGGAGTCGGCATCGGCAATTGATTGTTAGCCCAATTGGCGCAGTGGGGTCGCCCGGAAAACGGAGACTGCCCCCCGCCACCTTAAATTCTTGGCCTAGTGGCACGGACTCGCCATGCAGCACGCGATGGGCTGAACGCACCCGATCATCCCGCCTACTGATCCAGCGTTTGCGAATTTCCCGCCCTTGAGATGCCCGCTGCGCAGCCAAAAAAGTGCCAGCGTTAAACGCAGTTTGCGCCTCATTCTCAGAAATGAGCCGGCGGCGACGGCCCAACAATTCAGCAAAAATTGCACCAAGTGCCAAGCGCAACACTCCGGCCCTGTCGTCATCCGGCTTTAAGGCAAGGGCAACTAGAACCGCCGCCAAAACTTCACCTCGGGTAGTTGAGTTTGCCTCCTGCATTCTTGCCATTTGACTGGCAACGTACTCTTTGACCGCTTGTTCGTCTAAGGGCTCTTTCTCTACTTCAGAAAGAGCCTTTTCCGAGGTTTGTGTCGCAATATCGGCTGCCTCTAAAACAATCGCAGAGACCACGGGGGCAAGGTCTTCCTCCAACTGCTTGTTCCACGTGGAAAGGTCAAAAATGGCGTCAACGGATAACTCGCCGTTGAGCAGCGCTCGGCGAGACTTCGCTCCCGACGCTTTTTCCAATACGACTCGTTGCTGTCGTTCGAATAGTCGCTCGAGCGAGCGGTCCATAATTTCAGTCCAGCGGTCTATTGCCCGTTCGCTTTTAACGTCCCATGCGTCGGGTTCGTCTTTGTCCTGCAGCATTTTGAACTGAATCGGAGCGTCAAGCGCTGCTTGTTGGGCGGGAGAGGGTTCGGCCGGCACTTCGGTCTCTTCGGCAACAGGTGCGGCAGTTCCTTCTGCGGCCGCAGGGCCAACCGCTGCCGCCTCCTCCGCGGGTGGCGGCGGAGCGCCAACCATGTCAACGGGCTGCTGCTCTGCGGGGTTAAAAGGCTTTTCAGTATTGCCGATTGGGGTGAGGTTTGGATTGGCCAACATGGCGTCCATCAACTCGGATTCAATCTTTTTGCGTCCGGTGCCCTCCCGATATTCGTTGCCCGAGATCAGCCCGTTGCCAAACTCGTCAAGCAAGTAGCGCTCCCGCTCCTGCTTGGCAATAATGAGGATTGGCACGTCCGAGGTGTCAAAATCAACGTAATAATCTTCGTCAAGTTCGTCAAGCGCCCGACCAAGAACCTCCAAATGGGGCTGCATGGTTTCCATCCAGAAAACCCGAATTTCTTCGGCGGCATTAGAAAATGTTCGTCCTGCTGCGTTGCCAATTACTGACTCGGGCACGCCAAACGCCGCAAGGATCTCTTCTTTGGTGATCTGCCGCATCTCCGTATAGGAAGCGTCACGGGGGCTTGCGGAGGTATCCACAAAGTCCACTCCATCGTCGGCGGCAATAACCGAGGTGGCGCCAGCGCGATTGATGTTTCCACGGAATCGGCTGCGAAGTTCCTCTTTGTCGTCTTCGTCCATCTCGCCGCGAATTACGAGTAGCCCACCCGGGCGCCCATCGTTGTAAAGGAAATTTCTGTTATACAACTTGGCGAGATTTTCAATCTCGATGGCAATTCCAGCCGTTTCCATGGGGGTAAGGGAAAGGTATGGATCCAGCGGGTGGGGGCGACGAATCCAAACGACGTCGTCGGGCCTAATAATCTTCTTGCCACCGTTAGGCAACGTAACCTCGAAGCCCGACACAAACTTTTTGGGGTCTGGGATGGGGGCAGTGTGTTGTGGGGGCAGCAAATGAAGGGCAATGAGTTTGCCGTCGCGACCACGAACCTTTTCAATAAAAACGCCGCGCGTGCTCATTAGCAGTTGACTTGACATGCGAAACCGGAAAACGAAAGAGTTCTCGCCTTCGTTGGCCTTCGTGTTCAATAGATTTAACAGATCACTATTTCGGCCCGAAACAATTTCGCCATCAGGAGAATTGTTTTTGCGCAATACGGCGGGAAGGCGCGCCTGATTGCCGGAAATGGCATCGATGCAGCGAAAAACCCAAGTGACTCGCTGCATGCCTTCCCGATACGCCCGCTCAATGTCCCACGAGTCGCGGTAAGCGCGCCCAGACGTTGACGGATTTATCGCTACTGGCGCTCCAAGCCCAAGAGCGGATTTGCTCTGCGAGGCGCTACCAAGGTCTTTAGTCTCTGCCTTATTCCATGGCATCAGTCAGATCCCAACAAGTAGGCGTACAGGCCACAAGTTAAGCCTAGTGTGATAAAGCCGGCCGGAAAGTAAATCGAAAAGGCGCCTACGGTGGTCGAAAGTACAAATACAACCATCAACATGTATGCGGCACCTTCGCGATTTAAGTATTTGCCGAACTTCATCTTGGCTCGGTTCCTGTCTTTTGTCGGATAGGGCACGCTAACACCGTAAGGTGGTGCAGGCACATAAATCTTACATTGAGTAAGGCGACAAGAATAGGTGATTCGCAATGACCGACTGGAACAAGGTACTTGAGTACCTGCAACCCAAAGAGTCGCCCTATTGCCCCGAGGTGGCTTCGTTAACCCAAAAAGTATTCCTTCGCACCTATGCTCTTGAGGCCCTTTTTGGTGGCGCTGCCGGCGGTGGCAAGTCATCGGCTTTGCTCATGGCGGCGCTCCAGTACGTTGACGTTCCCGGCTACTCCGCTATTCTTTTTCGTAAAACTTTTGCCGACTTATCGCTGCCCGGCGCCCTTATGGACCGTGCCCGAGAATGGTTCTCGCCGCACGACGAGATTCACTGGAACGCCAATCAATATGTGTTTACTTTTCCATCTGGGGCGCGCATTTCGTTCGGTTATCTGAACAACACCAACGACTACCTGCGCTACAAGGGCGCCGAGTTCCAATTCATCGGCATGGACGAAGTTACGGAAATCCGAGAGCAGGATTACCGCTATCTTTTCTCTCGGCTTCGGCGCCCCGCGTCCGGACCTCTTGCCAAAGTGCCTTTGCGGATGCGGGCGGCGTCAAACCCCGCCCCCAACTGGGTGCGTCAACGTTTTATTGTGGAGGGCAAAGCGCAGGAGCGAATCTTCGTACCTTCTAAATTGACAGACAATCCGGGCATCGACGCCGCCTCGTACAGGGCGGCACTTCAGGCATTGGATCCGGTTGAACGTCGACGTCTTGAATCGGGGGACTGGTGGGCAACGACGCTGGGAACAATGTTTTCCCGAGAATCGTTTGTTGTTGTGGACCCGATGGAAATGCCGCAAGTTACCTCTATGGCGCGAGCGGTGCGTTTTTGGGACCTCGCCGCCACGGAGCCATCGCACTCCAACCCCAATCCTGACTGGACAGTTGGGACCCTTATGGTCTTTGACCAAGGCATTGCCTATGTCCTTGATGTCCGAAAGGCTCGAGTTAAAGGCGAAAAGGTTGAAGCGCTTATCGCTCAAACTGCCGCCGAAGATGGTCATGCCGTGTCAATCCGCATGGAGCAGGAGCCCGGCTCATCGGGCAAAGCCCTTGCCGATCAATACGCTCGCTACGTCGTCCCCGGCTACGACTTCAGTGCCATTCGCTCCACCGGCGACAAAGTGACGCGAGCCCGCCCATTCGCAGCGGCCGTGGCGAACGGAAACGTTCGACTCGTGCGCGGGGCATGGCTGAGTGACTACCTTGATGAGTTCTCGTCATTTCCCGAAGCGTGCGACCACGACGACCAAGTAGACTCTTCGGTTGGCGCTTTTACCTTCCTTGCAGGGCTCGGGTTGCCCCAGCGGAAACGGGCGTCTATTATCGTGTGAGTTGATCTACTAGTACCGAAAGGAAGCAAATGTCCGACTTGGAAGAACCCGGATGGGTTACCGATTTTCGCAACGCCATACTTGCGCTCGACACTGCAATAAGTGAGTTTGTGGAAAGTGGCGCTTCCCCCGAAGATGCCGCCGTTGCGCTTCTTTCCTTAAACATTGCCAAGGGTGAAGTGGGAACTTGCTACGACTACCTCAGTGGCGCCGTGGGCCGCATTATGGGGACAGCGACAGAAATTGCCCTTCCCGGTGGGGCAACAGTTGAAAAGAAGTATGGATCGAGCCGAACGGGGTGGCAACACAAAGACCTTGCTTCGGCTGTGGCGCGTCGCATTTCCGACCTTAGCGTAGACATGGACACCGGAGAGATTCTTTTGTCCCCCGAGCAAATGGTTGTGCGACTGCTCGAATTTGTGCAACCGTCGTACTGGCGGATAAAGGAACTGCAACGGATTAATGTCAATCCCGATGACTACTGCAATGTTGGTGAAAGCAAAACATCGATCATCGTGCGAAAAGGAAGAAACAAGTGACTATTGAACTTTATGCCATGCTGTCCGAGCCGTTCCCTCGCGAAATGGAGCGAACGGTTTCCAAGGGTGGACGCAACCTTACCTATATCCCCATCAGCGAAGTTATTAGCCGACTAAATAAAGTTTTAGGTCTTGCCAACTGGTCGTTTGAAATCGTCTCAATCAAGCGAGACGCCATTGATAGCGACTGGGTTGTTGCCCATGTTCGACTAACCGCCACCATCGACGGTGTGACAATCACCAAAGATGGGGTTGGCGGCCAGCAGGTGAAATACACCAAGGCCGGAAAAGTCCTTGATCTCGGCGACGAGTTCAAAGGGGCCATGTCCGACGCATTGAAAAAGGCTGCTCAACAATTAGGGGTGGGCCTATACCTTGCTCGCGATGATGCCGCCATGGAGATTGAGGCATCAATGGAAACTCCGCCGCCGGATCCGCAGGTAAGCGACCTCTTCGATCGACTTGTCGCTCTTTCGAAGTCGCTTGACGAATATGGGCGTTCCGCCCTTGAGGACTTTTGGATTGAGTACGGCAACGGGGAGCCAAAGCCGACGCGCACCACGGCAAAAGTCGCTGACCTCGAGGCCCTTATTGCTGAAGCCGCCCGATTGACCATGGGGGGCGAGTTTGATGACAGCGGCTCCTGAGCCCCAAACAGAAAAATCCAAACTGGCGCCACCCCAGTACCTGTCTCCGTCGTCGGTGTCGACGTGGCAACAATGCCCGTTGAAATTCAAGTACAGCCGCATTGACAAATTGCCAGATCCCCCCACAGACGCGACGGTATTGGGAAACTTTGTTCACGACGTACTCGAAGCGCTGCTTGGGCTATCAGGACCGCAACGTACACTTTCGACCGCTCGTGCACTTATGCGGAATTTATGGCAAGACGAGTATGAAGCAAAAGCCGAAAATGTTCTTGCGGTCACCACGCCGGAAAGTCGCATGGCAACTGCTATTCACGAGTTTCGGTGGAAAGCGTGGTGGTGTGTAGAGAACTACTTCACCATGGAAAACCCAACCGCCGTCCAGTTCGATGGCTTGGAGGACTACGTGGAGGGCACCATTGGCCAAGTGCCGATGCGCGGCTACATCGACAGGTGGCACAGGGAAGACACCGGCATTGTTATCGGCGACTACAAAACCGGCAAAACCCCACGCCCGCAATGGCGAGGCGACAAATTTCAACAGTTGGCCATCTACGCGCTGTTGCTTGGCGAGATTCATCAGGCTCCGGTAGCCCGAATGGAGTTGCTGTACCTCAAGGACGGGGTGCGGCTTAGTCAGCCGGTTGAGCAGCCCGCCCTTGCCGCTGTTGCCGAGTCAGTGGACACGGTGCACAAAGAACTTTTGACGGCGTGCAAGACCGGCGAGTTCCCTGCGCAAAAGTCGCGACTTTGCGACTGGTGCGCATACAAAACCTTTTGCCCTGCTTGGGTATAAGATTCCACTACAAGCACTTACTAAGGAGAAACGAAAATGCTAGACGAAACCTTTGCTCGGCTGGTCGCCGAAGAAGTAAAAAATCGCGTTACGAACGAGCAGCGCGAGTATTTGCGACTTCCCGAAAACTGGGGACGGTGGCAAAGGGCGCTTGTCGCCCTTGCCGAAAACCTTGAACGGCAGTTAAGTGAAATCGCCGCACAAGAGTCGGCAGACACGGAGCGCTACCGTGCGCTTGGCGACGACGGGTTGAAACTCCTTGCGGAATCATTTTCCGAGTACGAGAACCGCCGCAAAAAGATCAGCCGATTCAAGTTTCACGTTGACGCCAGACTTGACGAAGTAACTCGCACTATCGCCCTTGGCACCGACGCCGTAGACGAACGACTGAAAACCGTTGATTTTCTTCGCAAGGCCATCGAAATTCATCGGTCGTTACTTCACGACTTGGACCTTGAGTCCACAGTTATCGATAGGGCCTTGTGGGCTGCCCTTGATGGGAAATGGGAGTTTGACGGCATCACCGCCGACGACCTCGATGACTAAAATCGGCTTTGCCTCGTCAGATTGGTCGAGAAGCGTCTTTGACGCTGACGGGCATCCGGTAATGGGTGGTGCAGGTTGGGCGCGTCTTGGCCAGTATGCCGCCCGCATGTCGGAGGTTGAAGCCGTTGGCGTTCTCGTGCACGACAACCGAAACCAAGTGTTCGGTGTGCGCGATTGGGGCAATGTGAACCACTTCGACTTGGATGTCATTGTCATGCAACGCGTGATGTTTCAAGGGATTGCTGAAAAGATTCCTGCTGCCCGCAAGAACGGACAGGTCATTATTAACGACCTTGACGACTGGTACTGGGGCTTATCCCCAAAAAATCAAGCCTTTATGGCTTGTCACCCCAAGAACAACCCAGTTGAAAATATTAACCACTACAAGTCAATTCTTGCGGCTTCTGATTTTGTAACGGTGTCCACGCCCTATCTTGCTGAACGAATTGGCGCGTGGGTCCGCTGCCCGATTGAGGTGATTCCGAACACTGTGGAGGTAGACAAGTTTTCGCCTCGGCCCGTCCTTGATACCAGCGTGCCCACTGTAGGGTGGGTTGGCTCCACGGCACATCGTTCCGGCGACCTTGACGAAGTCGCTGGCGTGTTGGGGCCAATGTTTGAAGATGGCTCCATTCGCGTTCACCACTCGGGCCACCATTCTCAACACCCATCGTTTGCTTCCGCCGTGCGCATGCACCCGAAACTTGTTTCAACGCTCCCAATGGTGGCGCCGGAACACTATCCGTCACTGTTCGTGTTTGACGTCGGCATCGCTCCGCTTTCCGCCGTGCCGTTCAACCAAGCAAAAAGTGCCATTAAGGGCTTGGAATACGCTGCCGCAGGGATTCCGTTTGTCGCCTCCCCGCTTGACGCGTACCGTGCGCTTCACGCCGAGGGCATTGGGCTGCTGGCCCGCAAGCGACGTCACTGGCGCCCACTACTTGAGCAGTTACGCGATCCGACATTTAGGGCGGATGAGGCAGCAAAGAATCGAGAACTTGTAAAACGGTTTGACGTTGCATATGGGGTCCAAACTTTGAGCGACTTTTTGCAGGGTGTTGTTTGATGCGTCGCCGTTCGGCGAAAAAAGAAGCCGAGTACCGCCTGCGTCGACCACTGGTCGCACGCCTCCTCGGCGAGCGCCCGTGGTGCGAGGCATGCCCAGTATTTGCCGCCCACGACGGCATGGTGGCCTACCGCCGAAACCCTAGTCACGACATTCACGAACTGGTCCGGCGCAGTCAGGGGGGGTCCATTTTGGCTGAAGAGAATTTGCTGGCCGTTTGCCGTCCGTGCCATCGACGCATTGGAAACCAACCGCAGTTGGCATTTGACCTCGGGCTAGCAAAGTACGGGTGGGAGCGGAATGGGTCCGCTGGGGAGTAGCGGCCGGCCTGCCTGTCGAACGCTATTGTGGCCCTGTGCCCACTGTTGTTGGTTTGGATTTGTCGCTTAGGTCAACGGGGGTGGCCATCGAGGGGGAAGCCTTTGCGCTGGCTTGCAACGCGACTGGCATGGCCCGACTCGCGTGGATTCGCGAAATGCTTCTTGCGCGCATTATGGAAACCAATAACCCCGTTGTCTGTGTAGAAGGCTATTCGTTCGGGTCGCGGAACTCGCAGGCTCATGCCGCAGGGGAACTGGGCGGCGTGGTCAGACTGGCCCTGTGGGAGGCGGGCGTACCTTATGTCGACGTGCCGCCGACCTGTCGAGCCAAGTTCGCTACTGGAAAGGGAAACGCCTCGAAGGCGGAGGTGGTGAGTGCCGTTAGCGCCCGCACGGGGTTGGTCTGGTCTGGAAAGGGGGCCGACGATTGCTGCGACGCGTGGATTCTTCGTGAGATGGGGCAGGTGCAACTGGGATACGGGGAATACAACTGGCCTGTGACACATCGGGCGGCCCTTGAAAAAGTGGACTGGGCGCCCTTCGCCGGCGTATAGTCCGACGATCGCATCTACTATTGGGGAGAGCATGAACTACACACAAAGATCGACACCGATTAGTCAAGTTGAGATCGAGTCCGAGTTGCTGCGGTTCAGCGACATGCTGGAGCAGGAAACCGAAGCCTTTGAGCAGTTGGCCGTGGACGCCGCCAAGAAAGAGGCACAGTACAAAGCGAGTTGGGCCAAAGAGTATCTTTCTGCCAAAGGGTCAATCAAGGAGCGCGAAGCATGGGCCGACTACAAGTTGACCGAAGTGGCATACGATCACAAGATTGCTGAAGCGCTAGTAAAGTCAAAGCGGGAAAAGTTGTCGTCGCTGCGGACTTCCATTGACGCCTTGCGCACGTTGAACGCCAATGTGCGAACCATGGTCGGCCCCTGATGAATCACGGACAGGGGGGCAGTGGTTGTGCCCCTGCGACAAGCCTCTACCCCGCCGTGACACTTTCCACTAAAGTCCATA